TAAGTATGGTGCTGGATTTTGACTTTTTAATTTCTTCCTGAACCCTTGTCGGTAAGCTCCGAAGGACTTCCATGTCCTCTTCCGTACGGGGATTCCTAAGCCTAGCTAATTCATAGTCAGAAATCATTTTATAATAAGTACCGTTAACAAAGTTCAAACCACCCTGAATCTGAATGTCAGCAGGATTAAGGATGGAATAGCGAATCGGAAGTGTGGTGCTGGCTTTTGAAATACCAAAAGTCTGGGTAATCTTTTTGATATCAATATCTTTTAGTTCTGCATCAAAACGGTAGATAAAAACATTACCCGAGCGATAATATTCCCGAAAAAACTTATCCATCATAGACCAAATGCCAACCTTGCTAAATAGTGCCTTAAAAAAATCTCTAGACTTTTTACTACCGCCAGTATAGTAGATGCTCGAAGTAGAAAACTCCGTCATCATATCTATCGTATTTCTAAAAACGGCAAAGTTATAGTAGGCTTTCTGACAAAGGATTACAGTATCACGAACATTTAAATTAGATTTGTTTGAAACACCATAGGTATACTTAAAAGGGATAACTCCGTCAGATATATTTTTATATCTGTCCGTTCGAATTATATCTGCAGCTTTATTTCTACGCACAGAAGTACCCAACGCTTCATGAGCAGAGAGAAGCGGGGACGCAGAAGCGGCAATACTTTCCTGCATTTTCGGGGTAGAAGTCTCCTTGGGGGACGGCGAGGGCTTCTTCGCAGCCGCCTTTGTCTTTGCCGTGCTACCGTTTGCGCTTTTTGTTTCTTTTTCCCCTTTTTTCATAATTTTACATTGTTTTTTACACTTTTTAGATCATCATGGGAGTAAAAGTCTCGTCTGGAGACTCTTCCTCTGCCGACATCATATCATGATAACACTTTAGAGCCCAATTTCCAATCATTAATGTAGTGTAATTATCTCGACGTGCCCTGCTAGCGGATGTGTTTCTTTTAAGGTGCTGTGGGAGATCAAAGGTTTGTGTTCCTTTGGCAGTACTCTTCACTTCTATAAGGGCACATTGCTTTTTAGTTTGATAAACTAAATTATCCTGTTCCTCTACTAGATCAAGAATTGTTTCTCCCATTTTATATTTAAAATCAATTTTTTGATTTGTCATCTTATTAAAAGCCTCGGTACTTGCCGTAGCCTTCGAGGCGAACCACAGTCTTTTATGATCTATAGAAGCTTGGAGGTATTCGTTAGCTTTTCTGAGCCAGTTGGAAGTAAATACTTGTTTAAAGCAAATTTTACCATCTTGCTTATTATATTCTTTTCTTGCTCTCCTTATTTCTTTTTCATAATTAACGCCCTCTGCATCGCTATTAAATTCAAAGAAATGCAAGTCTTTAATAAAGAGCCCTGACTCGTTACAGCTATCAATGAATTGAAAACCTGCATTATCAATACAGATCATTTCAAAATCAAAAGCATTACATAAATAATTAAAATATTGTATATGATCTTTAAGATCACCACCAGCCAAGGCATAGCTGTGTACTAGGGTGTTAGTGCCAGCCTCTTGGTCTATTTCAAGAACAGACATAGCAAAAAAGTCAGAGCTTGGACTGTTAGAGAAACTGGGGTCAATAGCACATATATATTTAAAAGCCTTATCACCTTTAATTTTTGTCGTTGGATATTCGCCATCAGGAACTGTACATAGGTGCATTTTTTTTGCACTAAAATAAGAATCACTTCCATCAGTAAACTGGGCGCAGTATTCCCTCTGAAAAGAGGCGTTAGAAGTTCCACCGTTTCTAGCTTCTTCGATAATGGTAGTATCCACCATTTCCTCGGGCAAAGCTTCATAACCTAACTGTGATATGAAATAAGAAGAATCGGTTTTTTCTTTGCTATAAATATTCCGAAGCCATTCCTTATAAGTTTTATAAAGATTCTCAAAAGTATAAGAGGCAGAAGAAAGTGCAATCATCTTAGAGTTGTTTTCAAAGACCATCCTATCTTTCTCTTTCATTACCCCCTCTTTGATAAGACTGTCTTCGACCTCTCTTATCTCTAAGCGTTCTTTCATGTTTTGAGGTGCAACCAAAAAGGGCATTAGAACATTATTGATTATATCCTCTGGCAAAAGAAGGTACTCATCAAGAACCAGTATGTTGGCGCGGAAACCACGAATCTTTTCACCATTAAGGGGGATTGCTGTAATCGAACCGTTGTTAATTTGCCACTCAAACTGGTCATTACGTTTCGCCTTCGAACCAAATGCCTGTGCTAGTAGCTCGGCCCCTTTAGACTCCACCATTTTTTCTAGGTTGTTAAAAATAAAACGAGCAGTACGAAAGGTCGGGCCAGCAATTAATATTTTTGTGCCCGGTTCAAATATGCATTGCAAAAAACAAAACACTGAAGCAATAAAAGTCTTACCACAGCCACGGCCAAGGACAAGCATACTAAAATTATTATTTAGCATTCCTTTTAGCATTATCTCCTGATAGGGAGCAAGTTTAATGCCTGAAATAAGTTCCGTAGCAAGCCCTAGGTTTGCTCTTAGAAATTTAGCCAAAGTAATTTTAGACTCTCTATTTTCAAGCTCCCCCGTAAGAGCTCTGAATTGAGAATTTATATCTTCTAGCTTTTCTTTTTCCTGTGCGTACCACATTATAAAACTTTATTATCGTAACAATATTGTAAGTCGATATGTTTATGACTTGCGTTTCCTAAGAATATCTTTTCAATAACACGAGAAGCATCGCTTCTATTATTTACAAATAGAAATTGAATATGGGGATAAGCCTGAATCAAATACCTCACATTATGAAATACATATTCAGGGGTTGCTTTTATCTTCCGTGACACTTGGGGTAAGTGATTAAAAGACCTGCACTTATTAAGGTTTTCCTCCACGACCACAATTAATGAAACACCTGCTTCACCCGCTCTTTCTATTTCGTTGACGAACCTTTTAAAACCCCCGCTTAACGTCCCCACGAAGTCGCTGACGGACTTTCTTTCTATATGGCAACATGCACTAAAGCCGGGATGACTAAGCGCGTAGTCGCCAAATTTGAGGTTCTTAATTTCAGTTTTGACACTAAACTTAAGAGGCTTCTGCTCCCTTGTATCAACGTATATTTTAAATTTTTCTTTAATGACTTTTTTATTTAAGGTAAAGTTATATTCTTCCTTTATTTTCTTAAATCTATTTACTAGACCTATACTCTCACACAGATCATAGTAGTTGTCAAACAAAAGGTCATAAATCTGAATTGCTGGCATCATTAATGTACGAAGCTCTACTTGTGTGGGAGCAAATATTAAATTCTTTTTTTCTTTTCGGCTTTCAAGCAAATCCTTACAATATTCCTGAGAAACGCTTTTGGGCTGACCTTTTAACCAAAGCCTAAGGTTGGTTCGGGAATTAAAGTCATTTTCAAAATAATACTCTTTACTTTTAAACTTTATAAGTTTTCCATCGTGCTTGTCATGACGAGGATAATATGTCTGGTAATATTCAGCCATCCTCATCTTGTGAGCCTTGAGATGTCCGTGAAGCTGCCGCTCCGTTTCGAATTTTTTTTCGCACCCTTTACAGTTAACCATTTAGTACCTCGTCTTCGCTTATTCCTAAAATCCTAGCCTTAACTTCTTCCATAGAAGAAAGTTTCTGTATCTCCTCCTTAACGATTTGCTTCCGTAGCTCTGCAAGCTTTATTAGCTTTTCCCTTGACTCTTCTTCCTTCCACATCTGAACTAGATTAATTATACTAGCGTTCTCTTTGATTTGATTCTTTAGCCTGTCTGATCTTTTCTCTTTAAGGGCATCAAGTAATTTATTTTGGCGGCCTACTGATTGATGATAATCATTTTGAGCTTTACCGATAGCTTCAACCAAAGACATGGATATTCGTCGTCCATCTGAATCATTGGCAGAGTCATCTAGTAGATCCTGTAAATGCTCTACCCTTCTTTGAATATTTGAGGCGATAACAACTTCCGAGGACAATACTATGTATTGATCAACTTCTTCCTGTGTAAGATCGGCTTTGTCGTATGTATAGCGAACAAAGCTTGATTCATATAAATCTCTATCAATTTGACTGTTAAAATTTCTAATGTGATGCAAGAACCTATAAGTATGCAGGTAGGCTATCAAAGCTTCTATTTCTCTTCTTTGCGATGATGTTATTTTATCTTTATCTATTCCATTTAAAACATATTTGTTAATGCGTGTTACCATCATGCTCATTGTGCGCGGTGGCTTATACTCTTCGAGGGGAACAGGGTTAGCATCAGCGGGGAGGAAAAGAGATTGGTTTATATTATTATCTTTTCTAAACTCAGTGACTAAACGGGTTTCTTTATGTAGATTGGTAAGGGTGTGGTCATTAAAGATTATTCTTGCTATGTCCTGATCAGTCATAGCATGTCCATTGTTGATAATAAACTCTCCCATTTCTTCCGTCAGGGATACATCAGTACGCCCCACGTATTCATGCGAGGGTTTCGCTTTGACGTCTCTAGATGTTAAAAACCCCTTAAGGCACTTGCCATATTTACTTCTACCATCTCGATACTTCTCCTCAACATCGGGGAATGCAATTTGCACTAGCTCTTTTAAAGACGGTGGTGATGTTGGTCGATTATTCCACTCGTCAATAACTAGTTGCTGTCTTTCTTCCGACATTGATGCTCCACTATGTTTAAAGACACTCATAGGTAATCTATCTCCCCTTTGCTTAAAACTTTTTTTACTTTTTGAATTATTGACTTCTTTATATTCTTTATCTGTTTGTAGCCCGGAATCCTATTTTTTTCTGAAGTTCTATATCCCATAAGCTTTGCGACCTCTTCTTCGCCCTTATGTTCTATGTAAAGATGTTGGTATACTTTCCACTCTATAGGTTTTAGAACTTTCTCCATTTTTTTGTGAAGTTGTATCGCGAGTCTCTCGATGTCTATGTTGTCTCCGTTTTTAGAAAAAACTTCTTGGGGGTGATCTTCTAAAGACACTGGAAGCTTTGCGTCGTGAGCAGCTTTCTTAGTTTTTTCCCAGTGAGAGAAAAGGGGACAACTAGAGTCTTGCTCTCCGTATATAGAGCATGAATCATCTGGTTCGGAAGCGGCACACCTTAAACACGGTCTGGCATAATTACCATAGTTGTTTCGTATAAGGTTTTTTATTTGGTTGGATATGATCCTATTAACCCAAGGCCCAAGCGGTTGCTGGGGATCATATAAATCCCATTTCTTATATATATGGATTCTAAGAATTTGAGCTACATCCTCAAAATCCATCCATGCCAAAACTGTAAGATTCCACTTTGACCTTCTTTTGATTATTTCGGTGTTTATTTGGTCAATCGACTCCTCGAACTTAGGAGACTTTTTATTTTTAATTTTTTTCTTTTTTTGTGGTTTTTTGGGGGAATCTATTTCTTGGCTCTTTTTTGGGCGACCTCTAGGCATATATTAACTCTTACTGGGTTGTGGGCGATCAGTTCCAGCTTCGCGCTTGAAACTTTGCATTACATCCTTAGAAGAAACACTATCATCTAAAGGACGCTTGAAAACTTCGCCAGCTTCTGTTCCATTCTCGGCAGAAGCAGTGCCTAAAGCCTCACCAAACGTGACGCCTTTATTTGGGGAAACATCAACATGAATATCAAGTCCACTATATTTATTAAA